TTAATAAAACTCTATACCCGTAATCTTCAATGAGTTCTGGCGCTTCCCTTTAATTCCTTTTACATATTCAAAATGAATGTTTTTGATTGCCATCTTTATGAATTCAGTTTTTAACTCATCTTCCATTAATTCCCAGCCGTTTAGCAATGAATACTTGAAATTTTTAATCTTCTCATAGTTAAAAGTCTTACCCTTATCATTATCCTTGCGCTTTTCATACTCATGTATTTCTTTGTCAATACGACTTATTATTGGAAAAGCTTCATCCTTATCCATCATACCTTCTATAAAAAGTGTTTGACATCTAGCGCGTTCTTTTCGCAACTTTTCAATATCGATGCCGACATCTTCTATTTCTTTAGGTTGGTTTTCGATTTTATATGATGTTAAATCAAATTGTTTTAGATAATTGTAAAATTGTTTTAAAACCTCGCCTTCGTCGATGTTACATGCATTTTTATTTTTAGTATTTTTGCAGTTAGAACAAAAGTATAGTTTAGAATACCAAACTTCTTTATTTTTAGGCGTATGCTTGACTGTGTTTAAAGTCAATTTCTGGTTACAGTTTGGACATAATAGTTTACTTCTGAAAATAGCGTTATGTTTTACGATTGTAGAGTTAGTTTTTTCACTTATCCTTAATTTTATTTCTTCGTATTCTTCTTCACTTATAATAGCTTCGTGGGTGTTTTCGACGAATATGTCACCGAAAACAAGATGACCTCTAGCTACCGGACTCGTTAGAGCATTGCCTATAACTGATCTGTGCCAGTTTTTACCTAAGGGTGCTTTGTATTTAGAGTTGTTCAATTTTATAGTTATTTCTCTTAAACTAGTACCTTTTTTCGCTTCTTCTACTGCAAATCGTAATACTTTTTTATATTCATTAGGCACAAATTTATCGTTTACTCTGTCGTAATAGAAAGGAGGGACAGTTTTAGCTAACCCTTTTCTAGCTGATGCGCGTCGACCCATTGCAGTACGCTCTTGAATTGTAGTACGCTCCCACTCTGCCATAGCACCTACTAATGTTACGAACAAACGTCCCATAGCAGAAGTTGTGTCATATACTTCTGTTGCGCTCCTAAACAACACGTTTTTATTCTCAAACAATTCTAGTATCTCTAGTAAGTCTTTAACACTTCGAGTTAATCGATCTAGTTTATAGACTAAAACCAAATCAAAATTATCTATTTCATTCAACATTTCTTGTAAAGCGGGTCTGTCTTTTTTAGCTCCGGAGTATCCAGCGTCAGTATATACTTTATGAATTTTCCAGTCGTTTATGTCGCTGTAAGCTCTTAATTTTCTTTCTTGTTCTTCGATAGAGTGTCCTTTTTCTTTTTGTTCAAGTGTACTCACTCTAGTATAAATTGCTACTTTCATGTGCTCCCTCCTCAAAATTGGCAAAAAATAATAAGGGTAGGCGGGCTACCCGTGAAAATTGTATAAAAAAAGAGAGAGCGCAGATGCACCCTCTCATGTCGCAAATATTTCAGCGACTTGTCTAATTTGAAGCTTGCCGCAAATATTTCAGCGGCTTGTTTTGTATATATGTAATATACCATCAAAGAGAGTGTAGTTCAAGCGATTTAACTAAGAAATCTAATTTTTATACTATTTTCAATTTTATCTACTGTTTCTTTTGAATATGATATTTCTCCGGCAGTCCAAGACTCTTTAACTGTTAACTTATCATTAGGAACTTGATTCATCTTTTATACGACTCCTTTTCTCATATTTCTTTATATTTAAAAACTCTCAACGGCTCAAATGTAATCGAATACTCGCCATAGTGAGTTCCAATACCGTATATCTTCTTATATTGTTCTATTGCCTCCAATATGTATTCTTCGCTTAATTGTAGATACTCAGACAACTCATACAAGTTACGTACGCCATAATTGTAAGCTTCTACAATTTCACGTATCGGTACAGCTGAAGTAAAACCATGTCTACGTGCATAATTTTCGAACTTGCGATTGTTGAATTTCGAGTAATCAGCTATATCACCGTATGTAAGTTTATTATGTGCTAATTCTTCGAAGAGAATTCCTGCCTTTTCTGTATCTGATAAACCACGCTTTATTAAAATTAGATCTCCTAACCATACCCCGTCTAAATTATCTGGAAGTACATCAGCCTCTCTTACTTCAATATAATCATGTTGTATTAAAGTTTCTTCATATAATCCCATCTGATACATCCTTTACTTACGTTTACTTCTTATATAATCTGCATAATCTAAAACTCTTTGCCATTCATCATCTGTCAATTCTCCTTCAAGGTGAGCTGCTCGATGTTGTACTTCGTTTTCTGTTTGTCTATTTTTTAATAGTAAATATTCTGGGGTAACTTTCAATGCATTGGCAATTTCAGCTATATCCTCCATAGGTATTTTTCTGCTACCGTTTTCATATCGGGATAAGGTAGATTTATTGACACCTATCTTAGTTGCAAAATCAGTTAAATTCACATTATTCTCTTTTCGTAGTTGTTTGATTAATTTACCTATTTCTGCTGAAGTTCTCATTTCAAATTTACCTCCGTTTTATTTATAATAGTATAATAACACTTTTCCATATAGGAAACAACTAGCATTTTAAAAGAGTAAAAAATATTTTTCGAGATTTTTGTTGACAATTAGGAAACTTGAGTTTAATATTGAGTTAACTTCAAAAAACGGAGGTGAGCAAATGTATGAGTTCAACGTCAAAAGAATGAAAGCTGAACGCATTGCTAAAGGCATTTCGATTTCTGATATGGCAAAAAAATTAGGAATGACACCAGGAACTTATTCAAAAAAAGAAAACGGACACATTAGAATTAATGTTGACGATTTAGCAAAAGTAATTGAAGTTTTAGAATTGCCACAAGATAAGTGCGGTATTTTTTTTACTTATAGAGTTTCCGAAATGTCAACAGAACAAAAACAAACATCTTAATAGGAGGAAAACAAATGCAAGACTTAAAAAAGATTCATGAAATAGCAGTAAAAATCATCGAACTAGCAGAAAAAGAAAAATGGAGCGAAGAGGAATTACTAACGACAATAGACCTCTTACATCTCCAAAATAAAAATACATTGTCTTTAACTGTTGATGGTAAAAAAATTATTTAGGATTTTTTGTATTCATATCAACATCAAAAGTTAAAGGGTTTTCATCAACCAAAATTAATAGGTGACTTGAACGTATATCAATATTATTGCCGTTAACGTGGATTGTTACGACCAAACCATTTTCGTAAGCTAATCGAACACCTTTGCTACCATCTACAAATTCACATGGTGTTTCTTCAAACTTACCGGCATTTCTAACATTGATACTAAAGTTATAGTTAGTTTTCAATCTTATCACCACCCACCATCGCAGTAGCGATAAATAAATTATACACGAAAGGAGCATAAACATTATGCAAGCATTACAAACAAAATCGAACATCGGCGAAATGTTCAACATACAAGAAAAAGAAAATGGAGAAATCGCAATCAGCGGTCGAGAACTTCATCAAGCATTAGAAGTTAAGACAAGATATAACGATTGGTTTGAAAGAATGATTAATTATGGCTTTGAAGAAAAAATTGATTATACAGCTCTTACTCAAAAAAGAGTAACAGCTCAAGGTAACGCTATTAATTATTTAGACCACGCACTCACACTAGACACTGCAAAAGAAATCGCAATGATTCAACGTAGTGAACCCGGTAAACGTGCAAGACAATATTTCATCCAAGTTGAAAAAGCATGGAACAGTCCAGAAATGATTATGCAACGTGCTTTAAAAATTGCTAACAACACAATCAATCAATTAGAAACAAAGATTGAACGTGATAAACCAAAAATTGTATTTGCAGATGCAGTAGCTACTACTAAGACATCAATTTTAGTTGGAGAGTTAGCAAAGATCATTAAACAAAACGGTATAAACATCGGGCAACGCAGATTGTTTGAGTGGTTACGTCAAAACGGATTCCTTATTAAACGCAAGGGTGTGGATTATAACATGCCTACACAGTATTCAATGGAACGTGAGTTATTCGAAATTAAAGAAACATCAATCACACATTCGGACGGTCACACATCAATTAGTAAGACGCCAAAAGTAACAGGCAAAGGACAACAATACTTTGTTAATAAGTTTTTAGGAGAAAAACAAACAACTTAATAGGAGGAACGAACAATGCAAGCTCAAAACAAAAAAGTCATCTATTACTACTATGACGAAGAAGGTAATAGACGACCCGTTAATATTCAATACAACGATGGCTACGACTTAATGATAGACCAGCGTTTTATTGAAATGACGCTTGAAAGACATCCGCATTTAAAAAATAACTTTTATGGATTAATAGATGGAAAAGAATTTAAGTTAGATTAAATTTTTGTGTTAGATAATTAAAAGCTAATTTGCTTAGCAATGTTACGGACATACTAGTGGTTTTGTTTGCGACTTTTTTAACTTCTTTCCAAGTGTGATTGTCTCGGATATTATCTAAAAATTCATGCCCTGACCAAGTTATATCGTTAATTGTATAACCATAAATATGTCCATCTTCCCAACCGAATTTAACACTAACATACTTTGCTTCTTCCAGTTTTAATAATGCATACATTACAGTTTCAAAATCATATTTTCCAAATACAACATTATCTTTGAAATTGTATTCGGTGAGCGGTTCACCAATCTTTTTATTAGTTTCAATTTCTAACAAAAGATGTCTAACACAATCATGATCTAATTTCATACTTATCACTACCTTAGGTTGATAACAACATTATACACGAAAGGAAAGATAGAAATGCCACATATTTTAAACGTAACAGTTCCAATACCTGAAACACACGTGCTTATCACAAAAGATGAATATGAAGAGTTAATAGCTTACTCATTAGACCCTGTATGGAACATGAGCGACTTAAAGAAGAAATTAAAAATTGCATCTGATGAAACAATCAAAGACAGGTTATTATTTCACCCTAGACTCGAAAAAGAGTTAAGAGCACAAGGTATCGTACATTATCCTGATGAGAATTTTAATCGTTGGAGGTTTAACGCAAGAAGGATGCATAAGTTTGTAGATGAACATTTTAATGAGATTTACAAAGGAGGGCACAACAAATGAGTAAAACTTATAAAAGCTACCTAGTAGCAGTACTATGCTTCACAGTCTTAGCGATTGTACTTATGCCGTTTCTATACTTCACTACAGCATGGTCAATTGCAGGATTCGCAAGTATCGCAACATTCATATTCTATAAGGAATACTTTTATGAAGAATAAAAAAACTGCTACTTGCGCCAACAAGTAACAGTAACAAACATTTAAGAAATAAAATTCAAGTTAAATATAAAACGAAAAACGGAGGAAGTCAACCATGACTAAAAATTATAAAGACATGACGCAGGAAGAAATAAAAGACTTATTATCTGAAAAAACGGCAGAATTGTATGAATTAGCGAAAGAAATTAAGGGAGAAAGTAAATTTGATATTTTGCTTTTCTCATCAATAGGAGTTATCGACGGAGATTATTTAGCAGGTTCAAGTTCTGTGATTGGTCATACTTTTGATCTTGCTTACTTATTGGATAGCACTAAGAGTTATAAAGATATTGTCAATGTTCTCCAAATGTGTAAATCACAAAAAATTCTCGGTATAGATGACGACAAGGAGGACTAAAACAATGTATTACAAAACGGGTGACGTATGTCGAAAAATATTTAATGTAGATGGCTTTGATTTTCAATTAAGAGTTAAGAAGCGAGCATATAGTGTCGAAATAGTCGTTTTAGATCATGAAGGAAATTCAATTGACGGGCTACTAGTTTCTGACGAGAACGATCTATACACAGCTTTAGATATTTTGAAACAAAGTATTTATGAATGGATTGAAAATAACACAGATGAACAGGACAGACTAATTAACTTAGTCATGAAATGGTAGGTATAAGCATGAGAGATACAGAAAGAAATATATTGAATATTTTTAAGACGTTATTCGACGAATATACTTTGTCAAACCAACGAGCATTATTGGAAATTGAACGTAATCATCACGGATACTTATCGATTAATTTCTTGCACTATCACGACAGTTACAAAACAAACAATAAGCTTGTGCAGATACATGAAATCAATCCAGACAGCCATGAACGAATAAAAAATTTAATTATCGAGGTGCTAAGAGGTCATCGGAAGATTAAAAAAGGAGCATGAGGAAAGATATGAAAATAAATAAGTTAACTATATCGAACTTTGCTGGAATCAAAGAAGAAAAATTTAACTTTGACGGTAAAGATGCAAAAATATACGGCAATAATGCGACTGGCAAGACTACAACAGCAACCGCATTACAATGGCTGCTTTTCGATAAGGGTTTAGACGGTTCAACCAAATCATTTAACCCTGTACCTTTAAACGAAAAAAACGAAGAAAATTATGAGTTAATTCCGACTGTTTTCGCAGAATTTGAAATCGACGGAAAAATTACGACTTTTAAAAAAGAGTCACATCCTAAGTACACAATAAATCAAAAAACGAATCGCAAGGAATACTCACGAAGTCGAACGAAGAAACAATATATCAATGATGAATCAATAAAAGTAAAGGATTATAAAGCTCGTATTGATGAACTGATTGATGAAGATGTATTCAAGTTAATTACGAACCCTCAAGCATTTAACTTACTAGATTGGAAGAAACGAAGAAGTTTGTTGTTTGAAATCGCTAAACCAATCAATGATGAGGATGTCATTAAAACAAATGATGATTTTAAAGAACTAAATAATATTCTTGGAGATCACGAAATTGAAACAAAGAAAAAGATTCTTACAGACAAGATAAAACAGATTAACAAAGATATCAAAGATATTCCGATACGTATTAACCAAACGCAACAAAATAAGCAGGATGTACCGGAATTCGATAATGATAGACACACAATCATAAAACAAGAAATTGAGCAACTTGAAAATGAGCGTATAGATATTCAAAACGGTGCAGAAGAAATTAATTTGCGTAACCAATTAGCTGATAAACAATCAGAATTGAAGCGCATAGAAGCTAATAATAGCGCCAGTAATGAGAACAAAATACATGCTTTAACAAATGAGCTACACGTTGAAAATGGAACGGTTGCGAATCTTAAAACAAGATTAAAGCAAAACAAACAACAAATTACACATGAAGAAAATCGACGTAATCAATTATTAGAAAATCATAAAGGATTAAAAAGTGATTTAGAAAAAGCTAAAAATCAAAAATTTGAATATCTTGATGACAATGTATGTAGTTGTTGTGGTCAACAGTTACCAGCTGAACAAGTGAGTGAGGTAAGAGAAAAAGCATTGCAGAAATTCAATGCAAACAAATCGAAAGAATTAGAAACAATACAAACATCTATCAATCACATTATTTCAGAGGGCAAGAAAATAAAGCCAATTATCGAGAAATTAGAGGATGACAACAATAATTTACAAATTAAAATCAACGAAGCAGAAGAGCGTTCAGCAAGAATACAAAACAAAATTAATAAGTTGAAAATAACTCACGTTGACGTTACGCAAACTGACGAATACAAAGCAGTAATGTTAGAGATAAATGAGATTAATCAAAAACGCTCTAACATCAGGAAAACTATTCAAGATAAAGTTTCAGGAATAGATGACAAAATAAGCGAACTTACTCAAGAAAAATCAGAAATTGAAGTGTCAATATCAATCGAAAAATCAAATAAACATCTAGATGATGTTATTTCTGAATTAAGAAATGAAGAAGACAGATTATTGGATGAAAAAGAAAAGTATTCACATGACCTTTATATCTTAAAAGAATTTACAACAACAAAAGTCAAAATGCTTACTGAAAACATCAATAACGAATTTGATATTGCTGAATTTAAGCTATTCAATACCTTAGTTAACGGCGAATTAGAAGAAACATGTTCAACAACGGTTAATGGTGTCGAGTATGACAGCGGTTTAAATAACGCCTCAAGAATTAATGTTGGCTTAGATATCATCAACACACTATCAAAACATTTTAAAGTTACAGCGCCAATATTTATTGATAATGCTGAATCAGTAACAGAGCTTATCAAAACAGAATCACAACAAATTCAATTGATAGTAAATGAACAAGATAAAAAATTAAGAATGGAGACTATATAAAATGACGAATGAATTACTATTAAAAAACAATAAAATGGGCGACAACGTTCTATCTAGAGTTAAGACATTAGAAGCACAAGGAGATTTACAGTTTCCTGCAAACTATTCGCCTGAGAATGCAATGAAGTCAGCAATGTTACAACTGCAAGAATTAAAAGGATCTAAAAAAGATGGTTATAAACCAGCGCTGGAATTTGCAACTTCAACCAGCATAGCAAACGCCTTAATGGACATGGTTGTACAAGGTTTAAATCCTGCTAAGAATCAAGGCTATTTCATTATGTATGGCGATAAGGTTCAATTCCAAAGAAGTTACCACGGAACAATGGCAGTAACTAAACGTGTAGCAGGCGCAGAAGAAATTAATGCAGAAGTCATATTTGAAGGTGACGAAGTTAAGTATAAAACTAAAAACGGAAAAATTGTTGAACTTGAACATACACAGTCTTTTGGTAACAGAAACACACAAAACATTATCGGTGCATATGCAACAGTTGTATTTAAAGATGAAAGTAGAAATTACACTGAAATCATGACATTTGAAGAGATTGAAGAAGCGTGGAAGCAATCACAAATGGTTTATAACGGTGTATTTAAAGAAGACGGTACACACAGAAGATTCCCTCAAGAAATGGCTAAAAAGACTGTAATAAACCGTGCATGTAAAAAGATTTTAAACAGCACGGATGACGCTAGTCTTTTATCAAATCAAATTAAAGAATCTGAACAACGTCAACGCAAAGAAGTATTGGATGCAGAAGTTGAAGAAAATGCAAATCAAGAACAATTGGATTTTGAACCACCAGTTTTTGAAGAAGCACAATACACAGAATTAGAAAATGAAAAACCTATTGATGTATCTGACTTTGAAGAAATAAAAGAACCTGCAACAGAAAAAGAAAGCGAAGAAGAGCCATTTTAATTGAAACAATAGCAACTGGTTCAAGTGGTAACTGCTACGTCTTAAATGATGGACGTACTACGTTACTGCTTGAGGCAGGAATAAAATTTGAACGTGTTCAAAAGCATTTCAAATATAAAACAAGACATATAGCAGGGTGTCTTATCACACACGAACATGGTGATCATGCAAAGTACACAAAGCAGTTTGTCGACAATGGTGTAATCAGCTATATGACTGCTGGAACACAACGAGCTATGGATTTTGAAAGTCATCGCTTATGCACGATTAAGGCAAAGCAAGAGCTACGAATTGGTACGTGGTCAATTTTACCATTTGACATTGAACATGATGCTAACGAGCCTGTGGCTTTCTTATTACAAAGTACATTAGGTTATAAGGTCCTGTATGTTACTGATACGAAGTATCTGAAATACAAATTTAACGGCATTACGCACATGATGTTAGAAGTTAATTATATCTATGAACAAATGCAAGAAAACATAAAAAACGGCAGTGTACACAGCGCATTAGCAAACAGAATTATGGAGTCTCATTTTAGCTTAGAACATGCTATCGGAATGTTGAAAGCAAATGATTTAACTAGACTCGAAGAAATACATTTAATTCATTTAAGTAGTCAAAATTCAAATGCAAAATACATTAAAAGTGAAATACAAAAAGTGACGGGCGCGCCCGTTTATGTTGGAGGTTTATAAATGCTAAACAGAACAATATTAGTTGGTCGTTTAACTAGAGACCCAGAATTAAGAACCACTCAAAGTGGTGTAAATGTAGCATCATTCACATTAGCAGTTAACCGCACATTTACGAATGCACAAGGAGAGCGCGAGGCAGACTTTATTAATATCATCGTATTTAAAAAACAAGCAGAGAACGTTAATAAATACCTATCTAAAGGATCGTTGGCGGGCGTAGATGGTAGGTTACAAACGCGGAACTATGAAAATAAGGAAGGTCAACGTGTATACGTTACGGAAGTTATTGCTGATAGTATTCAATTTTTAGAACCGAAAAACTCAAATGACACTCAACAAGATTTATATCAACAACAAGTACAACAAACACGTGGACAATCGCAATATTCAAATAACAAACCAGTAAAAGATAATCCGTTTGCGAATGCAAATGGTCCGATTGAACTAAATGATGATGATTTACCATTCTGATTTAACCGGTTTGAAAGTGAGGTGTGTATATGACTGGTTGGATAAAACTTCATAGAAAACTATTAGATTCGCCTATTTTTCAGAACGAAAAGTTATTCAAAGTATTTGCATATTGTCTTATGAAGGCTAGTCATAAGGATCATACACAGCTTGTTGGCAGACGAGTTGTTGAATTAGAAAAAGGTCAATTTGTGTTCGGGAGAAAGCGAGCAAGCGAAGAGTTACGTCTCAAAGAATCCACAGTAAGAGACTACATAAAGCTTTTAGAAAACCTTGGAACTATCGTCGTAAAGTCCGACAACAAATTTTCTGTTATAACCGTTGTCAATTGGGCGATTTATCAAAGTATGGAAGAAAATTCCGACAGCAAAAACGACAACAAATCAACAACAAATCAACAACAAATGGACAACAAATGGACAACAAATCAACAACAAATCAACACAAACAAGAATGTAAAGAATGGGGATAATGTAAAGAATGGTGAGAATGAGAAGAAGAAGGTAACCGCCTTCGACTTCTTCCAAGATAACGGATTCGGTTTCATAACTTCTTACAATTTAGACGATTTAAATTATTATCTTGATTCATTTGAAAAT